TTATAACAGAGGAATCTCCCTCTGTCAATAGTATATAGTCACCACTCCATGGCAGGGTCATTTAGATCCTCCCATTCCCATTTACCAATTGAGTCTCGATTTGTCTGTTCAACAGCGGAACATTCAAAGACTTTCTCTGGTCTTGTTTTCTCTCCCCATACACGCCGAGGATTGGCACAATAGACACAGTTAGGAACACCACAGTCCATGGCGTGCATCTTGTGTAACTTGTGCTTGTTGTTATCGTTATAATATCCGTGATGATTTGCTTTGGCAATACCAAACTGGCGCTCGATGTGCCGTTGCTTTTGTTGAAAACGCTTCTGTCTTCGCTGTTTATCCAAGTATTATCTCCAAATAGTGTTCGGTTTCTTCATTAGGTAGAAACGTTGTTTTTGTTTCCGTTTCATATAGTTCTATTTGAAATACTCTTTCTCCATTGTATTTGTAAAAAACCTCATACCTTCCGTCAACCCATTGCTTCAGTATGTCCGATGCATCGCCCTGTATTACCTTCATATTCGTTACTCCTCTGCAATGAAAAACCTTTATGATGTTTTCTGCATGATAACGTTTGATGTAAAGTTCCAGAACTTAGATTATGTTCTCTACAAAAATTTTTGTAGTTCCATATTTTTTCTTTATGTCCGTCAGGAAAAGATATTATCCATTCTTGTGTTGTGGGATGCTTATCTTCTCTAAATCTTTTTAACACAGCGTTTCTTATATTTTCGCAATGTTGTTTGGAACGCTTACTTCCAAGACTCACTAAACTAAGTTTTTTCTTATGTTCATCTGATAAAGGACCAGTTACTCCTTCTCCTCCATCAGTTCTATTTCTTAATATACCTGTTGATAAATCTTTACGACCGTACCATCTTATATAAAATCTTTCTAATGCTAGTGATCCAACTTCAGTTAGATTGTTCTCCATTATTACTATTTTGGATTTATCTTTTGGAGGTTGTATTTCTATTTTTGATTTTTTCCATGCTCTTTTTCCAGAACCTTTGCCAATATAGTATGGTGTTCCATCTTCTCTTAAATAGGCATAAATATAGAACATCGCTGATACTCCTAAACAGTATTAGAGTAGGCGGGTTCCCCAACCGTGGCCTACACATCTATTTAGCATTTTCTATACGCTCCTTGAGTATGAGTTTCATCTTCTCTCTATCATACTTTAAAAAGGGCCTATACTTGATCATCTTTAGAGATACCTTAGGCCATATCACATCACCTTCATAGTATTTATCGAACTTTTGTCTAAAGAGAATAAAGTCATTCATGATCACCATGGACTCAATACTGATTCGGCGTTGTGGATGCGTCTTAAATGCATTGCAAGATCCATTACGAAGCACCATATCAACATCATTGGACACATTGTATGATAGTGCCTGCCGACGAGCCTGATATTTCACAAGATTAGCAGCAGCACTATCATCAAGCAAGTCTGTCACATATTGTTTATCCTCAAGAATGTTGGCGATATAAAAATCCCTAAGAGTTTCAGGATCATATGTTTTCGCCAACTTCTCAAGAAACGGCCGATCGTTTCTTTTGTTGTATGACTCCTTTGTTGCACGGAGTTTACCATGCATTTCAAAGAAGTCATACTTTGGACTTAGAAAGTGTGTTCGTAAGGCCAGAAACAACTGATATGCGCCATATCCAGAAAAGTGTTTCATATTACTTTCGTGCTATTTGTCCACACCTGTTTATGACTGATTTTTCCATCTTGCTTTAGCAGATCAGTCCATACATCGTCTCCGAGGTTAGTTGGATTAATAACAGGATGAGGATGCTTCAAGGCATCTTGAAAAATATCTACACCTTTTTTATCAAGGACTTCGTCCATGATATCTTTTATAGTTCTACCAGTTTGATTTACTATTGGATTGTCATCGTCCCACCAACCACGGCGGATAAACTTATCCTGGCGCCATTGCTTGATCTTCTTCTTACGGTTCTGAGGAACCAGATGTTTGTTAGCAATAGCATCATAGGCACCACGATTGATGTTTAGTTTACCCTCGTGATATGACACAGTGCAATGAACGAAGTCAAAGTCCTTTAGTAGTTCCTGTCTTGTTAGATGATCGGTCATAATATACTGAATGCCAGATTCCTTGTGCGTAGCGGTGCCAAAGACATGAGGATTGTAATAGTTGTCATCCTCGTTAAAGCGAAATTGCACATTCCATTTACCTTCTTTATAACGAATCAACGATGAAAAATGATCGTAATTGGGTGTGATCCAATCTTCTGAAGAAATGATATGATGTTCACCCAGAATGAATACATCAATATCGTTTATTTTTTCCTTATGAAAGATAGAAGCAAACACACCACCAGCAATCACAAATGACGGATGATTTCTGTAAGAGTGCTTTGTAAATTTGTCAGTGGCAGTTGGAGTAGAGACAATGTAATACTCGAATAGTTCTTTGGTCTTGATAAGGTCTTCAATCTCGTTTTTCATACGATAGATGTTTTCAATCTCCTTCTTGGAGAAAGTTTCTTTGTTTTCCATAATGTAGTTCCTTCTTATAGAGGAAGTTGTGAGGTGTTTGACTTTTTGAGGTAGTGGAGGTTTTCTGCTTCAAGTTTGATTTTGGATTTGAGGACGCCGGAGATTAGTTTCGCTGCGGTTTCTAGTTCAAAACCAGTTGCTTCACAGTATTCAATCACGGCCTCTATATAAGGAATGTCTTTCATATAGACCAGTTCCTCAATCTCCATACTAAACTTTTGAATATCATCCGGCGTCATCATTATCAACCCTTGCTAGAAACGAATTTGTTTAGTTGCTCGGCCACTCGGATAACATCTTCATAGGTAACGACCTCATAGTCGGGAAAGTCGGGTATAGTGTCCCAACCTTTTCTATCGGCCTGTTCCCGCTTCATTTGCCATTCTTGTTCTAGTTTATTCCGTTCCACCCATACTCTATCGTTCTCAATTGACTGTGCTAATTTTAGCAGTTCTAGCCGGATTGTAAAGGGTGAATGTGCGTTATATGTATCCATGATTTACTCCTGTGTGTTTGTGTGTTAAAGGTGGTTTTTCTGTTTCTAGGAAAACCACCAAACCCAATGAGATTAAGCCGCTAGGGCCATCTCAAATGGTGAAACGTTATCGTTAGCACCTATATTTGCCTTTGGTCTCCTTGAACCCTTACTACACCAGTCGATCCTAGTTCGCCCCCATCAAAGTAACACGGTTGCCAAAGGTTGCGACCCTACATGGTCTTACTACGGACTTTAACCGTATCCGTGTTACTATGGTGGAGGCGGTGGGAGTCGCACCCACGTCCTCAGTGTCTATGCCGTTCCTCTCAACGACCTCGGCAATTCTATTTATTCGCCTTCATCAAGGTAACACCTGTTTTATAGTCTTTCAACTAATGGTTATTCGAACCGTAACTCAATACGGCATCTTTAATCTGGATACCAACCCAAGACAGGTGTTACCGTGATGAAGGCGAACTTTACTCATAACGGAGCAAATGTTTTTGTATGTCCGTCAACTGATAATGTCACCGCTCCAACATAAGAGCAGTCTTTTGTTCCTGGTAAGGCGAACTTACCTTCACCATGCCAGTGGAATGAAGGAGCGTTACACTCACCACCATTAATGCTAACCAGCGAAACATCCATCACCTTCTTTGTCTTACAGTGAACAATGTGATCCTTCTTGACATCCTTTTCGCAAGTGATATCATCCGAAGCATATGCTATATTAGCAAATAATAGACTAGTTGTCAAGAGTATTTTCAAAGTCTTCAATCCAAGGCTCCTTATTGGCAGGGTCTATTAGTTGCGTCCCGTAAAGCACACTCACCGACGGTCGCCAGAATACAACCAGACAAACCCAAACTAAGAAACACCAATGTTACTGCCATATATACTTTTTTCATATTACTAACTCCTGTCTAAACTGTTTTATCTTGTTAGCCAATTCTGGAATATATTCTTTCCTCTGTTTCACAAATATCTGAGGATGCATTTCGCCGTCCACAGATATCAATACAACAATTTGCTTACATTGAATGCCTGTCATTTCTTCATACATTAAAGAATAACAGGTGCATTGCTCAAAGTAGTTTGTGATCCAATCCTCTCGTTTCAGTTTATTAGATGTTTTGAAATCTATAACAGACGGCACTCCGTCAAACTCACCAATACAATCTACCTGACCAGCAAGTCCCAATGTCTCGCTATACAACATCGTTTCAACATAGTGAATGTTATCTATTCTATCTAGTGTTGGCACCATATCATAGAATGCCTGTTTCATATCAGGCATTAAATCTTCTTTTAGAAAAGTATCCCTTGCCTGATTTGTGATATAAGATTCCATAAGAGAATGGAATTTTGTACCTCTTCGGCTTGCCTTTGCTGATATCTTATTCGCTTCTTCTTCCCCCACTTTTTTCCTCCACGCCAAGATGGAGTCTTTTTTGAAGTGACTGAGGAATGTTGTGACCGATGGTAGTCTTTTGCCGTTTGGTGAGATGTAGTATCGCTTGCCATTATATTCTTCTCTTGTGAGATTACATAGAACTGAATCGTTGTTTAAATGCCTAAAAGTTTTCATTACATATGTTCATTATATATCACCTTTACTGAATTGTCAAGTGAAAAGGTGGAAGCATTGCGCTTCCACCAGGTATTTATTCTACTACTGTCACGCCATTTGCAGCCAACATATCATCAAATTCAATCTGCCTATCCTTATTGAATTGAATCCAAAAGGAAACAGGTTCGCTATCGTGTGTGAGTTCTTTCATTTTATCAGTAATATAACCTTTTAGTTGTGTCACATATTCTTCTTTTGTTATTGTTGCCATTTTTATAGTCCCATTTCTGTCTTCTGTATTATGTATTCACGAACTGTTCCAGAGCGAACAATGTCTTCGATGCCAAATTCGATATGATCAAATGATGGCATACGTCTAGTGATAGCCATTAGTTCTCTGATACCAGTCTTATCATGTGGTTTATTTAGATCACTCTGACGATAGTCACCACAGAACACAATACGAGAGTTGGTTCCAATACGAGTCATAACAGTATCAATCTCTTGAAAG